AATCAGACCGCCAACCTTGGTCAGATCAATCATCTTCTTAAATGTCTTGCGCCAATACTTGTCGTGCTCAAAGCACTCGCAAGATATAGTCACGTCAAAGTAACCATCATCAAACGTCAACTCATGTCCGGCGCAGACAACGTCAACACCCACTCCGGCGCCCAAATCACACCCAACATATTCAACAGAATTGACAAAGAAATCACGCACACTGCCATTGATATTCAGTGATCCTATCTCCAACACCTTACCGCCATCAAAGAATGATGGAAATTCTTTGCGTACTTTGTTAACAAAGTCAATTTGTGATTGGTGACTCATTTGAACCAGACTTCAGCATAATGCGGCCTGTTTTTCCTAATCCACGGCACAGCTTCTCTTGTCAACTTATGCCCATCTAAGCCAATCGTCTGACTCCCAACATGATGCACATAAGACCGACTCAGGTAGTGGTGAAAGCCAGCCGCCCTCAAGTCCTCGCAATGCACGTCGTCTGAGTACCAGTTAAGTGGTGGGAACTTGAAGCACTCCCACGCATCTACGCCAATCCAAGAAAATATCGGTGACAGGCACTGCATGGGCATGATCGCGTCTTCATAGGGCCGCCTAAAGTAGTGCAGCTCCTGATCAAAGGGATTACTCCGCACATTCTGCACAGGACGCGCAGCGTCACACCTCGCCGCCACCCAGCCCACAGGCTCGCCAGTCTCCTCTTTGAGCTGCGCCACGTCTTCTAGCAAATACCTATAGCTGTCTGGCGTCAGCACAATGTCATCATTGGCCACCACCACTGACTCAAAGCCATCAGCAAAGGCCTTGTCTATGACTTCGTTGTAGTCTTGACCGAAATTGTGCGGCGCACCAAATATCTTCAAGTCAGCGTCAAAGTCGCCAATAATGAACTCTGGACCGCGCAAATAGACAGGCACTTCTGGACAGTACTCGGCAATGCTTGTGAGCATCACCCGCAAACCCTTGCCGTGTACTGTTGAGATGCATATCGGTGAGATCACTTCTTCATCTTCTTAGGCTTTTTGGCTGTCTTAGCCGCCAGCCTAAAGTCAGCCGCACTGGGCGCTGCCTTAGAGCCAACCTTATTCATCTTCTCGCCCGATCCTGCTGCGATACGCTTTTGCTTGGCATTGATATTGGCATAAAGTCCAGCCTTCATATCAAGCCTTGCCAATACGAATAGTCAGCAAAGACATACCATCATCTTGGCTCTCGCCATCATCTTGGTTATCTTGGCCATCGCTGCCCTCTGCCACCCACGCGCGACAAGTACGGCTCGACGCACACTTAAAGTCAAATATCTCGCAGTAACCCAAGTCACCCGCGTCAATTACCGCCCAAGGGTCACCCTCTTCACCAATACCATTGGCAATGCAGTCAAGCGTGTTCTGCTCCTGATTGAACGCGCTGCAGTTACCGCATCTGCTCGTCTTGGCTTCTTCCGGCGTCACGCCCCACTCTTTAGCCATCTTGTCCCAGTACGGCGTATTAGGCAAGTCAGGATTCTCAGGACCGTAGTCAGCAGAGTTAATCGCCTTGCCTCGGTTCTTCAGATTCAGCGTAATGTCTTGCGTGGCAGGTGGACACTCTTTTGTGTCCTGGTAGCCAGGCTTTTGATCCATCACCTGACTCATAGTGCGCTCTAATGTAGCCATTATTTCATCCCCTTCTTAGGTTTCACGCCAGCCGCGCTCAGCGCAATGGCCAAGCCCTGCGCCTTGCTCTTGACAACTGGTCCGCCCTTGCCAGAGTGCAAAGTCCCAGCCTTAAACTCGTTGTACACCTTGGAAATCTTCTTCTCTTGCTTGGTCTTCTTCATCATCTTGGATACTCCCCTTGTATTTAATGAATTATGCAACCCTTGGCAGATTCCTGCGTAGCGTCTTGTTCCACTTCACGCCATTAGCCGATCCATACATACCCACAATCGCGTCACTCGCAAACGTCAAACAAAACGCGTCAGCCCTATCAGGACTGGGCATACCCCGCTTCCTGATCTCGTCCTTACCCTCAATCTGAATCTTGCCGCTAGAGGTAAACGAATACCTCACCGCCGCCAGCTCACCAATCAACGCCTCATCCTTTGGCATCCTACAGTCCCTCTGCTCCAGCCACGCCTTGGCCTTGTGCCACAGCTCAGCCTTTAAGTTCCTATAAGTACCACCCATCGCCGGACTCTCAGACACATTAATCCCACGCGCCGGCAAGCCCAGCTCCTTGAGCCTGTCCACCACGCCAGCGCCAAGTCCAATCGAGTCCACCAATATCTCCTGTGGCCGCTGACTCGGTATCAATATCTCATACTCAGCCACCACCGCACCAGTCAGCTGCATCAAGTCCAAATTCTTCCACGTCTTGATCGACTCAGTCACCGCATTACCCTGCCTCTTGCACAACGCGCTGCGGTCACTGCCAAACCTCGCCACGTCCAATCCCCACACCATCGGCGCGTGCTGGCTCGCCTCCACGTCCCTGTGCGTCGCCATCTCCAGCAACTCCATAGGTATCACCGTGTCATCATCTGATCTGGGAAATTCACCCAAGACCCTGATCCTGTACGCATTTGACTCCTCGCCATAACGCGCCTTCATCTCCTCAATGTAGGCCTCGCTAACCCTTGGAGAGTCCGCGCACGACACCTTCATAGTCACCCAGTCAGACGCCAGTCTGTTATGCGTGTCAAAGAAGAATCCACTGCTCCTGACCGGATTACCAAGCAACAACGTCACAGCGGCATAGCCCGACATAGAACCCGCCGCCGCCTCAAATACCGCCTCAGGTATACCCGACGCCTCATCAGCCACCAGCATCACGTTCTCACTGTGAACCCCCTGCAACGCCTCTGGCTGCTCGGCGCGTGATGTTCTCGCAGAAATAAAAGCCTCATTATTCGCACTCGTCATCTCAATCCGATCCTGCTTCACCTCCAGCTGCTCCTGCAGCATGGGCGGCAATACCTTCACCCAACGCTTAACCTCCGCAAACAATGCGTCGTACAGCTGGCTGGAAGTGGGAGCAGTCACCACAATCTTGACCGGAAAGCGCAGAAACAAATACCACAGCATCGCCCACGCGCTCGCCGTGGACTTGCCCACGCCATGTCCACTCCTTACGCTGATGCGGCGGTTGCCTGCCGCAATGTGATTCAAGAACTCCACCTGCCAAGGGTCAGGCTCAGTGTTCAAAACCTCTCTCACAAACAGTACAGGGTTGTTGCGGTATAGCTTGACAAACTCGACAAATGGGTTGTCTACCGGCGCGCTCTCAAATTTTTTTTTGGACGGCATCGGAGCGCGCGCGGTGGGGGATGGGGGGTGGGTCATGGGTTTCGGTAGCTGTTAAGGTGCGAAACTAGCCGCCCCCGCCGAAATCCGCGAGGGGGGGGTCGGGCGCCAGGCGGCCGCCAGCCGGTCACCGAGGCCGCTTGACAGTCGAAAAGTTATCCACAGGTGCGTATATCCGTAAGTTGTTGATTTCATTGCTTACTTACAGACGACTTACAGAATCGGTTTAATACAATGTTCATTATGTTAACTCCATTGTGGATAACTTGACGCATTTTGCCTGCGTTTTAAGCAGATTCCAGTTATCCACAGGGAATTGTGCATAGATCACGCCAGCTTGGCCTTGCGATCTGTTGACAAGTCATCTAGCACCTCGACATGGCGCAGCGCGTCGATGCGTAGGTCTTGCAGGTTTATCGTGACTTGCGCCTGCTTTTGTAAGCCATAAGTCTTCTGATCCCATCTTTCGGCGAGCCACTGGCGCGTTCGGATGCGCTGCACGTCGCGCTGCGCGTGATCGACGTCCATGCCGTCTGCGATACCCAAAGTCTCCACCGCGAGCTTATCGGCCGCTTTCGCGCGCGCACGCGCAATTATATGGGGATCGTTATCCTCAACCCATTGTTCTAGCGCTCTGCGCCCGATGCCTAATTCGTAGCAAATCTGTGTCTGAGACTTGCCATCTTCAAGCATTGACACGATCATCTCTTCGGGCAACTCTTCAAGCAATGCCATGTCATTCCTAAATTTAGGTCTCCCTGGCACGTTTAACCCCGCTTTAAAGCCGTTTTGATGCGCTGGACTACCGCC